TGGTGTAGTGGTGAAACAGATCGACCTGGTTCTGATACATACATAGTGGCTAGTTGGTACCACCATACGATGGGAGGGGGGGACTGACCCAGAGGCGCGGCGCGCGAAAAATTTCATACATCACAAATTTTCCCCCGAATCACTTTTTGGTCGTTTTCATAAAACCTTTTACCACAGCCACATATTGACTAATTCATAAAACCTTTTAGCCCAGTTAATTATTGACCAATTTACTAAAACCTTTTACCGCCGAAAAAACACTTGACAATTTTACCAAACAACCACACACTTGGATTATGAGCGATAACTTTGAGTTACATGACATATTAGCCGGGTTAGTCGAAACGGAAGATGAAGCACCATCACTACCGGCACCTGCCCCTCTCCTTGCTCCGTGGCCAGCCAAGTTATCTTTTGATGTAGCCCTTGGGGAGTCTTCAGACGAAGTGCTGTGTTCTCAGTACAACATCTCCGAACCCACGCTGCGGGCCATATATCTTAATCCTCTCTTTAGGCGGGAAGTTTCCGAACACCAAGCGCAGTTACGTGAGCATGGGGTAACCTTCCGTGCCAAAGCAAAAGTACACGCCGAGATGTATTTAGAGAATGTGCATGATATTATAATAAGTCAGTCCGCTGCGCCCAGTGTAAAGCTCGACGCTATTAAGAGTATAGTGAAGTGGGCTGGGTATGAACCAAAACCGGATACGACCGGTGGCCCATCTGGCGGTCCGAGTGTTACTATTAATATAAATAGATTCAGCGACGACACCCCGACTCCAAACACTATCCAAATAAACTGAGGCACATGATGTCCGATAAAATTAGTATTACTCTCCCAAACAATTGGCAGCCACGACATTATCAACTCCCTGCGTGGAAGTACCTCGAATCAAACGGCAAGCGCTTGTATCTTAATTACGCGCGGCGGTTAGGTAAAGACGACCTCTCCTTGCACTGGACTGCGTGTGCCGCGATGCAGCGGACGGGTAACTACTGGCACATGCTCCCGCAATACTCCCAAGCACGAAAAGCGATATGGGAGGCGGTGAACCCATTGACGGGGAAACGGAGGATAGACGAAGCCTTTCCTGATGCCATCTGTGAAGTGAAGCGTAGTCAGGATATGTTCATACGCTTTATTAATGGGAGTACGTGGCAGCTTGTCGGGTCGGATAACTTCGACTCATTGGTTGGCTCGCCACCTGTCGGGTTGGTGTTTTCGGAATATGCCTTGGCAGACCCGAGGGCGTGGGCGTACTTACGACCGATACTCGCAGCCAACGATGGGTGGGCGATATTTGCGACGACCTTTCGGGGGAAGAACCACGCCTATCAGTTAGCGCAACATGCCGACGGGGACTCCGATTGGTGCTACAGCAAAGTGACGGCGCCGGAGTCGGGGATGTTTACCGCAGAACAGTTGGAGAAAGAACGGATAGAGATGATAGCGGAGTTCGGTGAAGATGAAGGCGATGCTCTCTTTCGGCAGGAGTACCTCTGCGACCCGTCGGGGTCGTTGTCCGGGTCGTACTTTGGAACGTTGATGAATACAATGGAGGACGAAGGTCGAGTTGGTCCTGCTCCTTATGATCCGTCACTGCCGGTCTCCACCGGTTGGGATATAGGTGTGGGTGACTCAATGTGTATTGTGTTCATACAGAGGGTAGGACTCCAGATACGGATAATTGACTACTACGAAACATCAGGGGAGGGGGTTCAGACCGCAGCGCGGGTGTTAAAAGAGAAACAGTACGTCTATGACCAGCATATCATGCCGCATGATATATCAGTGCGTGAGTGGGGGAGTGACGCGAAAACCAGATACCAGACCGCGCTTGAGTTAGGGATAAAACCGATACATCTCGTCAAACGGACGAACAAAGCAGTCGATGAACGCATCCATGCAATTCGTACAGCGCTCCCCCAGATATGGATAGATAAAAAGAAATGCGCGGTGTTGATTGAACATCTGAAGAACTATCGGAAAAAATGGAATGAGATTCTGAAATGCTGGGAGAACAAACCCCTCCATGATGAAAGCTCACATGGGGTCGATAGCCTCGGGACGTACCTCACAGGGGTGCGGGAAACGAAAGCAGTGAAACCTGTTACCTCGACATACCAGAACTTAATGAGGGGCGGCTTTGGGATTTAACAAATAGCTTGACATTTTAATCAGTTTGGAGAAAAATAGGGTATGAACAGAAAACTGAGACGGTTTCATAGTGCAGTCGTTGAACGAATCGTGAAACGCTCACCACACCTAACGCCGGAGCAGGTCGCACAAGCAGCGGCAAGGATAATCAAGCATGGACAACCTCACTGAAAAACAAGCGAATGCCTTACGGGTTATCGATGCAGAGCATGCAGTAATCCATGACGGGCGGCACTTTTTTGCGACGGATGTCTCGCTTGCGATAGCCCTCAGCGCCACGGTTACATACTTGCTGCGGACTGACGGAGCATCTCCCCATTTTAAGTGGGAAGTGAACTGCGGTGGCGGGCTGAAAGTTGACATCTACGAGAGCAGCGTTGTCTCGGCGAACGGTACGACGGTCCCTGTATATAATAGAAATAGAACATCTGCGAATACCTCCGGTGTTCTCGTTACCAAAGGCCCAACGGTTACCTCGAGCGGCACACAGATTTTTACGACTGGTTCGACGAGTAAATCCGGCGGGCTGCAAACCTCAAGTTCTGAGTTCATTTTGAAACCCTCAACTAACTATACTGTTGTTTTAACTGCGTTTTCTAATAACGTGAACGCCGCAGTCCTACTCGACTGGTATGAATTAGGATACTAATATGGCTGACCCAAAGAGCAAAGAACAGAAGATTATTGACCGTGCGCTGAAGAACTTGAAACGCGCCGTAGACGCTGTGCAACATAACTATGTAGCGGCGGTTGATGATTTACGCTTTGCTAATGGTGAGCAGTGGGACAACGCAGAGAAACAACGGCGGAGTCGTTCCGGTCGTCCGGCGCTGACAGTAAACCTCCTTCCGAAGTATATTGACCAAGTCACCGGCGATATGAGGCATAACTGCCCGCAAATTAAACTGAGACCTGTTGATGCCCGTGCTGATGTGCATATGGCGAAGATACGGGAAGGGTTGATAAATCAGATACAGTATAATTCAAACGCCCGTGATATTTATGTCCACGGCGGCGAGATGCAGGTTCGAAGTGGTTACGGTGCATGGCGGGTCTTGACTCGTTGGTGCGATGATAATCCGTTCCAACAGGAGATTTATCTTGAGTCGGTGAAGAACCCGTTCTTGGTCTACATGGACCCGGACTGTAAGGACCTCAACTATGCTGACGCTCGCTTTGCATTTATTATGGAGAAGATGCCGAAGGCTGAGTTTGAGCGTCGGTATCCAGATGCAGAAATTCCAGGTGATAATTTCAAAGTTGCTCAAGGCCTCGGCCAAGAGATGTGGTATGATAAAGACTCTGTTACAGTCGCTGAATATTTTGAAAAGGTAACAGAAACAGTCACAATGTGTCAGATGGAAGATGGCACGTATATGACTGAAGATGAGTATAAAGAAGCGACGAAACAGTGGGAAGTTGATACACAAGAGATAGTACAGCAGGTAATGGCTGCGCCCGCGCCACCTCTGCCAGGCATTATGCAAAATTTGAATAATCCTGCACCGCCACAAGCAGGCACACCGGCTGCAATGGAGCCACAAGCGATTACCCCACAGGGCGCGCCACTACAAGCACCACCTGCTCCACCGCAAGGCACGGCTCCACCACAGGCACCGCAAGGCATGGCTCCGCCACAAGCGCCACAGATTCCCATTACGCCGAAACCAAAGGTCGTAAAACGTCGTGAGCTTGACCGGCCGGTGATTAAGCACTACGTGATGTCGTGCATTGAGATTCTCAATAAGAAAAAAGACCGGAAGAACGAGCCTGAAGATAAGTGGCTTGACAAAACAGCGGATATTATCCCCGGCGATTTTATCCCGCTCATTCTTGTCCGTGGTAAGATTATCAACGTCGAGGGCAAAGAGTTCGTCCAAAGCCTTATCAGAAATGGTAAGGATATGCAGAAGCTGGTAAACTACTGGCACACAACTGCTGCGGAGACGATAGCACTTTCACCCAAAACCCCGTGGATTGGTACCGCGAAACACTTTGAAGGATACGAAGCCGACTACGCTAATGCAAACGTCGAGAACATTCCGTATCTGAAATACAATGTAGACCCAGAAGCACCAGCCGGTCCGCAGAAGATACCGGTCGCACAACCACCACAAGGTGTGTTCCAACAGATTGCGATTGCGGAATCGAACCTCAAATCTGTTATTGGTATGTTTAACGCTGATGTTGGTGATGCAGGTCCTGAACGAACCGGTGCTGCGATTCTTGCTCGGCAAGCTCCTGGCGACATTAGTACGTTTGTATTCATGGATCATCTCGCAAGCGCAATTGCGCATACCGGTCGAATCATTAACTCAATGATTCCATATATCTATGACACCGAGCGGGACATTCGTCTTCGCGGGGTTGATGACGCAGAGTCTTTCGTACCGGTCAACACGACACTGAAAGAAGTTGTGCGGAACGTCCGTGAACATCCTGAGCGTTACAGTGGGCTTGATAAGAATCGTATCATGGAAGCCTTGAAGAAGTACGGACCGAACACAAAGTTCAATGATATTACAGCGGGCAAGTATGATGTCTTCTCTACTGTTGGGCCAAGCTACGCAACACAACGAGCAGAAGCAGCTGACATGCTGTTCAAGATGTTCAACTCCATGCCACAGCAAATGTCCTTAGCGGCAGACTTGATTGTTGAGAACCTAGACTTCAAAGATGCTGATAAGTTAGCTCGTCGTCTGCGTAAGACGTTACCGCCGAATATCGTTGAGCAACGTGAAGGCGAAGTGGTACAACAGCAACCAAACCCTGCGATGATTATGCAGCAGATGAAGATGCAGGCAGATAATGCGAAAGTACAAATGGCGCAGATGAAACTCGAAGTGGAGAAGCTGAAACTTGAGCGTGAAAAAATTAAGTTGCAAGCAGAGATAGATAAGATTAGAATGGAAGTAGCAAAGGCAAGTACCGGAGATGAAAGGGATAAAGAGTTATCCCGTCTCATGGACGCTATGGAGAAAGATAGACGCTACGATTTAGAACTCGAAAGACTACGGCTTGAAGAAGCCCGCCTCGAACACCAGAAGGCAATGGACGGTGGGCGGTTAGCATTGGATGCCTCAAACCAAACGATGGAGATGTTTAGAAGTGAATGAATTGGTTGACATCCGATGCCACTGTGGAAGACTTCTTGGGCGTGTAACTGGGCGATACCAAATAAAATGCCCACGCTGTAAGAGTTTAATTTCAGGCACAACGCGGCAGCAACGCTACGATAAAATTACTGGAGGTAGTTATGAATAAGTCACCAAAGAAAAGACTCGGCGCCCGTCGCGGGCCACAAAACGCAACAGGACCACGTGCTAAAGCGGGCACATGCCCAAAACTAAAAAAATAGAGAAGAGAGGATTACCATGAGTAACCAAGAGTTCGACGCTACTAATAGCGCGATTGCCGAAACTCAGGAATCGGCACCTGAGACAACCGTAGCACCTGAAGTTACCGAGACACCTGAAGAAGCCGTAAATGTGGAGTCGGCGCCCACACAGGGAGAACCGGAACCAAAGGCAATTCAAGAATTGAAGGCCCAACGCAAGAAGCGGCAGATAGCCGAGCAGGAAGCAGCATACTGGCGTGGTGTAGCAGAAGCATCAAATCGGCAACCGGTCGCACCCACAGCTCCTACGGCACCGCAACCATCCGAGGCCCCAAAACTTGAAGATTATGAGGACCTTGAAACATTCGAGGCTGCGAACGTTCAGTACATTATCCGCCAAGCAGAAGCAAATATTGAGCGGAAGATGACACAGAAGCAAGCAGAAGAAGCTGCACGGCAGGTAGAAGAATCGTTTAAGCAACGCCTTGACGCAGCGTCAGAGATGGAACCGGACATTATTGACGTTATTAATGACCCAACCCTCCCTGTCAGCGACAGCATGGCACAGATTATTAAGCGGTCAGATAAGTCAGTTGAATTGATTAAGTATCTTAACCTGAACCGCCAAGCAGCGCAACGAATGATGAGGATGTCCGCACATGAGGTCGGTTATGAGTTAGGCAAAATCGAAGCGGCGTTCGCCAGAGAAGAAAAGGCAGCGCCTCCACCAAAGAAAGTGAGTATGGCACCAGAACCAATTCAGACCGTTACCCCGGTAGGTATCTCCGATCCCGACCCAGATACTTTACCGATAGAGGAATGGATGAAAAAGTTTGGCGCTCCAGCTCGACGCTAAATAACTAATTTAAAAAGGAATATAACTATGTCAAGTAACAGCCTCTTAACCCCCGTACAGATTACTCGCAAAGCACTTGCGATTCTTCACAACAACTTGGTTTTCTCCCGTGGAGTCAACCGTCAGTACAGCCAAGAGTTCGGCAAAGTTGGTGCTAAAATTGGTTCTACTGTAAACGTTCGCAAACCAAACCGTTACTTTGTTCGTACCGGCCAAAGTGCAGCTCCGCAAGCTACGTCTGAAACCTATGTTCCGCTGACTCTGAATCGTCAGTGGGGTGTTGACGTTGCATTCAGCTCCGCAGAACTGACTCTGTCCCTTGATGACTTCGCAGACCGTATCCTGTCCCCTGCGATGGCTCGTATTGCTTCACAGATTGACTACGAAGGTCTGTCACAGTTCGTAAACGTATACAACACTGTTGGTACTGCCGGTACGACTCCGGGCACGTCCGGTGGTTCAGCTACTGGTCTGTTCCAGTACAATGCTCCTATCTGCTACCTGAACGCAGGTATGATGCTCGACAACAACGCAGCTCCACGCGACAACAAGCGTCGTGTTGTTATTAACCCAGCTGCAATGGCTTCTTCTGTTTCTGGTCTGTCCGGTCTGTACAACAGCCAGCAACTCGTCAGCGAGCAGTATCGTGCAGGTGTTCTGGGTGAAGCTCTTGGCTTCGAGTTCGCAATGGACCAGAACGTTAATACCCTGACGGTTCCGACTGCTCTGTCCGGTGGTACTCCTGTTGCTACGGTAACTAACGGTTCCGCAACCATTTCTCTGTCAGGTCTTGGTTCAGCAACTGGTACTATCGCTGCCGGTACTGTCTTCACTGTGGCAACTGTTTATGGTGTAAACCCTGAGAACCAAGTTTCAACCGGTCAGCTTCAGCAATTCGTTGTAACTTCGGCTACTACCATCTCTGGTAACGCTGCTGACGTAACTGTAAGCCCGACCCCAGTTGTTGCGGGAACCGGCGTCGCTAACGGCACTATCAGCAACGCAGCTACGACCCAAACCGCAGCATTCTACACCGGCACTGCTACTGGTTCTTACGCGCAAAACATGGCATACCACCAAGACGCATTCACCCTCGCGACCGCAGACCTTGAGGTTCCGAACGGTGTAGACTTCGCAGCTCGTGAGTCCTATGACGGCGTTTCAATGCGGATTGTTCGTGCATACGACGTTTCTAACGACTCCTTCGTATGTCGTCTTGATGTTCTGGGTGGCTGGGCAACTCTCCGTCCTGAGCTTGCTTGCCGTATCGTAGGTTAATTCTCTTAACGGGGGGAGCGTGTTCTCCCCCCAATATTTAATACAAGGAGCAAACAATGAGTAACTCAAATACCCCTAACACCGAAACAGCGACCATCTACGGTCCATTGACTGGTACTCTGCCGGTTGGCATGAGAGCAAGTTCTTCACAAGCTGCTGTAGCTACTACGGCTGCAACTTCGACTACTCCTTACGGGTTCTCGACTTCTGCTCAAGCTGATGCTATCGTTACCCTCGTAAACGAAATTCGTGCCTCACTTGTTGCTTGTGGCATTATTAAAGGTTCAGCCTAATTAACTCGGGGTGGGTGTAAGAGCCCACCCCGTTAGGATTCCAATGAAAATCATTTTCGCAACTCCGGCATATCGTGGTGTTCAATGCGGGCCGTTTTTAGATTCTCTTGAGGCGACAGTTACCCTCTGCATGGCCTGTGGGTACGAAACGGAGTTTATTCAACTGACGGGCAGTCCTTATGTACAAACAGCACGGAACACTTTGCTGATGCAGGCGTACAATAAGGGAGCGGACAAAGTTTTCTTCTTGGACGATGATGTAAGTTGGAAACCTCTTGACGCTATTCGTCTTATTGAAAGCGGGTATGATGTTGTCGCAGGTCTGTATCGCTTTAAGCAAGACGAAGTGAATTACCCTGTTGTTCTTTATACTGATGATAACGGCCAAGCATGTTATCGAGAAGATGGGTCACTCGCAGCTGCGCGTGTCCCGACCGGTTTTCTCTGTATAGATAGGAAGGTTATCGCGCAACTCATCGAAGCCTATCCACAACAACGCTATATAGATGGAGCGGACGAAGTTGTCCTATACGACTTGTTCCCACAAGGTATACGAGATGGGCAATGGGTTGGAGAAGATTACGCTTTTTGTGATTTGTGTACTGACATCGGAATCAAGATTTTTGTTGTACCAGACATAGATTTATGTCATTATTCTAGTACGACCCGTTACGACGGGAACTTTCTCAAGTGGTTACAATCACTCTCAGGAGACGACAATGAAAGCTAAAAAAGGAAAAGCACCAGCACCGAAAGCAAAGAGCTTCGGGTCAAAGATTGCTTACGCACCGATGAGCAAAACAAAGAAGATGGGCTAACACAACCTCTGGGCAGGGCTTAACCACCCTGCCCTTTTTCTAGGAGTTTACTATGAAGAAAGCCAACGCGCTGCTTCCAAAAACCACAATGCCTAAAAAACCAAAAAAGGCTAAGATGAAAGCGGCGAAACCCATTAAGACGAAAAAACCAAAGAAAATTGCGTCTGTAGAAGAGATGATGAACGACGGCAAAAAGAACATGATGATGTTTTAAGCGAGGACGACGTGGAACTCCAAATTAAAAGAGACCCTGTATCAGGTACGTATTACTATGAAGAGGTCCGGGAAGTTGAAACGGACGTTGATGAAATAGAAGAAGAAACGCCACAAGAGGTCGCGCCAACGAAACGAGGTAGGCCGAAGAAGAGGTAACTATGCAGCTTAAAGTTCAGGATATAATCATTGACGCGATGAACCTCATCGGTGTCATTGCGATTAACGAAACTCCTAGTTCTGCTGAAATGCAAGTTGGTCTACGCGCACTTAACATGATGCTTGACCGATGGTCTGCGAACCGTCTTATGCTGCGGTCTACATCTTCGGCTGCGCTTCCGCTTACCGCAGGAAAATATATCTATACTATCGGTGCGCCGACAAGTGATTTCACGAGTTCGAAACCTCTCCGGCTTGAGAATGTCTTTATGCGGGACAATAATGGTGTTGATTATTCAATTGACATTCTCCCACAAAGTGCGTATGACGCTCTTCAAGATAAGTCTTACAACCAAAGCGTACCGGCAGCGGTTTACTACGACCCAGGTGCTACGCAGCAAGCTGTTAATGAGGGAACCTTTTATGTGTACCCGATTCCTGACGCAGCGCTGCTCTATACACTCCATATTGACTACGATGAGTATTTGACTGAGTTTTCAACTCTCACAGCGATTATTACCTTTGACCCTGCGTATTACGAGGCATTGGTCTACGGTCTTGCAGTACGTCTTTACCGTCGGTATCATACCGACACGGCTAAATCTATCCCCGAGGATATTATTGCTATGTCCGCAGCGGCGCTCAAGACGATTGAGAATATGAACTCGGTGCAAGCCCGTGCTTCTATGGATATACCGGGGAAAGTCTCTACATTCAATATCTTCACAGGGGACTATAACTAATGCAGATACCATTTGTAGGCGGCGCATACCTCGGGCGGTCTACTGCGATAGATACGTCCCAATCTATCAATTTCTTTGTGGAGATGTCAACTGACCAGACAGCAAAGGCTCCTCTGTCCCTTGTCGGTACGTGTGGGGTCAAGCTCTGGCAGCGTTTTGGCACCGCGCCCATCCGTGGGCTTTACCGTTTCGGTGGGTATCTTTTTGTCGTGTGTGGTACCACGCTTTACCGAGTTGACGTAGATGGGAATACATCAACAGTTGGGTCTTTAAACACCGATACCGGGTCTGTTTATTTTACTGATAACGGGATTGCTGCGGCGGGTGTTGGTGGTAACCAGATGTTGATTCTGGATTATACTTACGCGTATGTCTATGACCTTCTTGATAACACAATTCAAGTTCACCCATCGGCAAATTTCCCAACGGCGGCGGTCACAGCAGCCTATATGGACGGCTATGTCGTTGCTGCAAAAGACAGTATGGGTATCACCGTCAGTGAACTCTACGACTTGAGTACCTATAATGGTTTAGCAATCGCAGCGGCAATTGCAACACCAGATAACATTCGAACGATTGTAAACCTCCACCAACAGCTTTTTATTATTAAAGAGTTTGCGACTGAAGTCTGGTATAACACAGGAACTGCTACGCAAGATGGATGTCCTTTCGCTCGAGTATCGGGTGCAGTTATTGATTACGGAACGGCGGCGGCGAAGTCAACGGCTCGCGGAGATAACTCATTATTCTTTCTGGCTAATCAACGGGTAGGCGACGGCACTGGTTCGTTTATCGGTGTTGTGCAGCTGCAAGGCTATACACCGACAGTTGTGAGTCCTCCATCTATTGTCTACCGGATGACCCAGATGACTGATATGGCCTCGGCTGAAGCATTTTGTTATGTGTCTGAAGGACATCTCTTTTACCAAGTGACCTTCCCGAACGACAACGCAACATTCGTCTACGATGCCTCAACGAAACTATGGCATGAGCGGTCTACCTACACCGACAAAACAGAAGTTGAGTTTGATACAGATGGATACCCAACACCGAAGATGCTCTTACCGAATAAAACGAATCGGCACTTAGCTTCTTGCTATGTTTTCTACGATGGCATGCACCTTGTCGGGGATTACCGCACGGGCAATGTCTATGAGATGTCTTCGCAGTATTACGACGATAACACCGAGCCAATTATTAGTACGCGTATCACTCCGCTCCTCACGGATAAGACAAACACCGACCCTATTTTTATCTCCCGCGTAACCGTTGATATGGAGTCTGGGGCTGGGACTGGCGAAACGTATCTCAACCCGTATGGTACCGGTTATCTCGCGGACGGCAGCATCTTTGCGGACGGTTTACACTTTGCGGGGTCAACAATCGAACTCACGACCGGTGGTAACCCATCTGCGTTCTTGTCTTGGTCAGATGATAGTGGTAAAACATGGTCAGGAGAGTACGAAGCAGCTATTGGCAAGCAGGGTGAGTATCTTACCCGCCTTATCTGGAGACGACTCGGTGCCGCGCGTAATAGAGCGTACAAACTTCGTATCTCAAGTCCGATTAAGAAGGTTATTACATTAGCATCAGTCGAGGCTGCGATTTAATGGCGACTACGATTCAGACACCTTACCAAGTACCCATTTTTAATGCGCAGGGTTCAATGAACCCACAGTGGCTAGCATGGTTTAACGCGGTCAGCTCTGGTCTTGTTTCTTCAAGTAGTGGTACAGTTGATGAAGCACAAGTTGTTCAAATTATTGAAAATACTGTCCCTGCCGGGCTAGTTGATTACACCGTCCCCCCACGCCTAACCGGGTTTAAAGTTACCGGTGGGTTCAATATGATTTTTATTGAGTGGGACCAACCCAACTATCCGAGTTTTGGGTATGTAGAAATCTATCGGTCTAACTCTGAGATATTCACCTACGCTATTCCGGTGGGCACAGCTGTTGTCAACGTCTTCGGTGACACTCCCCCAGATACTAGTCTAGCACACACGTATTATTACTGGGCAAGAGCAGTGAGTAAAGCGGGGGTCCCCGGTCCGTTCAACGCTGTTCTTGGTACACCTGGGACGACCGCAGACGACCCAACGTATATCTTACAGGTCTTGGAGAACCAACTATCAACTGACCAACTCAACAATACACTCAACTCACGTATTGATTTAATTGACACGCCGACTACCGGCCTTGTTGACAGCCTTGCGACCGAAACGCTCAACCGGATTGACTCCATCACAGCGGAACAGAATGCGCGGATTACGGCGGTTAATGAAGAACAGACTGCGCGGCAAGATTTGGCTATCCAACTCCGAGGTGAGTATACAGGGACTGACGTCAACCAATTAGTTACAGGTCTTATCTATTCCGAATCTAATGCTCGGATTGACCAAGATAACTCACTGGCGCAGCAGATTTCCCTACTTACTGCCGGAGTGGCCGGTGGCTTCGACCCCTACAAAACATGGTATTTTGATTCCACCGACGAAGGATGGGCGGGTTATGGGGCTACCGTTACATGGGGCAGTGGGTCAGAAGGTATGCCGGGCGTTATTACGGTCACCAGTACGAGTACAAATCCGCAACTCTATTTAAGCACAGATTTAACGACTGCTATCGTCGGCAACCGATATTCCACACTTCGTATTCGTATTAAACGGACTGGTGGGTCATCTTCGAGCTGGGACGGGACACTCTATTACAAGACGGCATCGCATGGGTTTAGTTCTTCCTATAAACTCCAAATCGTCAATCCTGTTATTGATATTGATGAGATTGCATCGCTTGATTGGGATATGTCTGCGGTTCCTGATTGGTTATCCTCGAGCATAACAAACTTGCGGCTTGATATTGGCGCGGCGGCGGATGATGTCTTCGAGATAGACTGGATCGCAATCGGGCGGAACGCCCCCGGTGCATCTGTTGCGTCTCTCCTTGATGAAGCGACTGCACGAGCTACTGCGGATACTGCTGAAGCCTCTGCACGGCAAGCACTTTCGACTAAAGTTATCGGTGTTCCTGATCCGACGGGAGTTACCCTTGCCACATTAGCATCTGGGCTTATCTATGATGAGAAAACCGCTCGTTCCTCTGCGGATTCTGCTGAAGTTACCTCACGGCAGTCATTGAGCGCCACGCTAACTGGTTACACAGACCCCACAGGCAAGACGCTTGCTGATATTAGCACAGGTATTATCTACGAAGAAAAAACTGCAAGAGCGACTGCTGACGGAGCGATGGCTTCGAGTATTTCAACATTATCCGCAACAACTGCGGCGAATACAGCAGCAATCACCGCAATTAATAACGTGGCGTCGAGTTCAACATCAGCAAACGCGCAGGCTTTGTATAGTGTCAGCTCAAAGGTTAATAACCCCTCAACGGGTCTTGACAGCAAAGCTACGGTTACTGAGCTTACAACCGTCAACTCCGATACACTGAAAAGTGTTGCTACTGCGATTAACCAGACAACGACCATCCTCAATGGGAAAACGACTACCGTGGAAACAATGGCGGAAGCGGTTGATGGAGTAAGTGGTAGCTATACTGTTAAAGTCGATTCAAACGGCTATGTTGCCGGTTTTGGTTTGGCGATTAGTGGAAACACAAGCACACCAACGTCTACGTTCAGAATTGTAGCGGATGCGTTTTCTATTGCTCCTACCGCGTCGAGTTACGGCGCAAGCGCGCAGTCTCCATTTTTCCATCTTTCCAGTACCCAGTACGTTCCTGAAATGGGTGTCACACTCCCTGCGGGAACCTATATGAAATCCGCCTATATCGGCGATGCAACAATCACAAGTGCAAAGATTGGGAGTTTGTCAGCGGATAAAATCACAGCGGGTACTATTGCTGCGGCGATTAGTATGACGTCCGCTTCGATTACTGGTGGTGTTATCACCGGTGGAACAATCCGTACAAACCCCTACGGCGTTGGTGTTGTCACAATTGCGGACGATGTCCTCACCGTTAAAGATTCAAATGGTGTGGTGCGGGTGAAGATAGGGAAACTGAACTAATGTCTGATTATGGCATGTTAGTGAACAATGAATCGGGGCAGGCCCGTTTATCCGTCACTGATAGGACGATGCGCCTTGCGGGCGTATTTACCGTGGGTCAAAATGCGACCGGCTCCCAAACTATTTCCGGTATTACCGGGCATGAACCTTACGCATGTGTGAGTGTGTATAATCTACCAATCACTAACCTAGCGTTACCGCACATGGTCACTATCTCTGGGGATACTGTTTCCTACGCTAAAGGGCCTATAACCAATTATCCCTACGGGCCAAGTATAATTTGGGTATACGTGACCGCATGAGTGACTACGGATTCCAAATACAAAACTCATCCGGGCAGGTTGTAGCCGACACCAACTTCCCTGTGTACACACCTGTGCAGTATGGGTCTTTTTCTACTGGTGGGACTGCAAACGTCTGGACTTTTACTGACGTATATTTTTCCTCAGGTGTTGATGTTAGTACAATGCCGCAGTTTTTTATGGAGCTACCTACTAACGTTAGTGGGTACGGCGCACCAACTATTTGTTTGCACAGTTATTTTATGAGTGGTAGCACTATCACTGGTGTCCGAATACATAGTTATTTCTATAGCGCAGCAGCGTCTATTACTTTCAATGTGAACTACGTCGTAGCTGTTCCTGTAAGCGCAACGGCGGTTGCTTCTGCCGACTACGGAGTTATTGCGTATGATAGTGCGGGTAAAGTTACTTTTAATTCCGGTAAGCGCCTTGTCACTATCAAAGCAGTAAGCACTATGAATGTGGGCGATGTTTTATCACACCCTACTATTTTTGGGACGAGGTATGTCGCAATAGGTGGGTTGGCAGGCGTCCAAGTTACGCCCGTCTCATATAGGTCTTACGGGTATGTTTTTTTTGGTGGGATTCGGTCGGCTAGCTCGACGAGTGTTTCATTAGCATGGAATCTTGTCGCGCTTAACGCTACTACACTTAACGTTATTGCGCCTATACCAACCTGTGTTATCGTAGCCGAACTTGGCGCATAAAGGAGATTGCCATGAGATTAGAGCAACTTACACCGCAGCATTTACCGGCAGTACGGAGCATTAGTATAATTACTGATGACTGGCTTGAGTACACAGATGATGAGTTCTTCGCCGTCTTTTCACAGTTCACAGGATGGGCGATTATTCACGAGGGATTAGTTGTCGGTTACATCGTTCTTTCGGATTACAAGCCCTACCGAGATGTCTCTGTTCATGTGTCGGTGTTACCGGAATATCATCGGAGATGGCTAACCCGTAGTATTTATAACGAAGTATTCGGGTTTATTTTTGAATACTTACGAGTACCACGTTGTTCGAGTTGGACATTCGGTTCAATGGGCGCACCAGAGTTTCTCAAACGCCTCGGCTTCAAACATGAAGGAACGGTCAGGAGCAGTTATATCCATCGAGGCGAGTGGATTGATACACATTTATTTGGCATGCTCCCAAATGAGCGTTTACAGATGAAGCAAAGTAATCTATAATATTAAGTAATATAGCACCACCGTAGGAGGCTCATTATGTCAGCAGCAGCAGGAGCAATGGCGCTCGGAAGTGTCGCAGGCGGGTATATGTCGGCGCAAGGTTCAAAAGCCGCAGCCGCAGCCCAAGAACGAATTGCCGCCCAAAATATTGCGTTTCAGAAAGAGATGTATAACCAGAACGTCGCTCGGCTCGCCCCGTGGACTACGTATGGGCAGAATATGCTCGGCGCGCTCGAGAGCCAAATGCCTTCGCTTACATCGAAATATGATTACGCGAAGTATCAAACTGGTCCTGAATATCAGAATACTTTGGCTGCTACATCTCGGCAGCAAAAAGCTCTTGAAGCCCAAGCCTCTGCGTCTGGTATGTACGGATCCGGCACAATGGCAAATCAGCTTCAACAGAACGCAGCGTATTTAGCGCAACAAGGCTACCAACAAGGCCTCTCTAATTATTGGGGGCAGAACCAGAATATTTATAATATGTTGAACTCAGGTGCTACTCTTGGTGAGAACGCAGCAGCGCAACAAGCTGCATCTGGTGAGAAATATGCCTCTGCTGTGGGTGGTATCTATAATAATCAGGCTACAAATACGGCAAACGCGCTCCAGAACCAATACAATGCCTATGGCGGGGCGTTGAGTCAGGTGGGGAATATAGCAGGAAACTACCTTTCGCAACAAGATATCTATAATCAGCAGCAGGCGGCAAACCAACAGAATTGGTACAACCAATCGCTCGGAAATATCATGTCTGGTTGGAACTCGTTTACCGGCTCTCTTGGCAGTGCATTTTCACCGAGTAGCACTGCTAATGATAATTTTGGCGGATGGAATCGTCTTTCGTCGAGCGGGTCTCTTTTAGGAAGGATTTAATATGCAAATACCACAGTTCTTTACGAATCCTCTCCAAGATAGAGCGCAAGCGCTTCAGATTCAGAACGCGTTGATGCAACAGCAGCAGTTACAACGCCAATACGAAGACACACTCGAATCCCGTGCGGGTTATGAAGCTGCAGCGAAAGCAGCGCAAGAGCAGTACGCTCCTGAATGGCAAACACCTGCGATGTTTCGGCAACCGGCGTCGGAATCAAAAGAAGCTAAAGAATATGAAGCGGCACAGGCAGCTAACGCACTTGCTCCTGCTACAGGTACGTCACTTGGTGGGTTTGAACTCAAGGGAACGGCTGATGAACGCTCGGCAGAGATGAACCGTCTCAAGTCTGCGTATGAGGCTCGCCAAGCGCAAGACCAACAATCACAACAAGGGTATCCAAGCACGATGTCACAGCGTGGGTTTCAACCGCCACCAGATGCGTCGTATTCATATCTTCAAGGCGCACAGGAATACCAGAAGCAAGTGCAAAATCAGCAGACCGAGTTTTATAACAACCGGGTCTTGCCACTCTATAATGCGTGGGTTTCCACAAAAGATGACTCGATAAAACAACAACTAATGTCCCAAGTTGATAAACTCCGTGGGCGCCCCGAAGCGCAACTGGCGGTCCAATTCCTTGACGCTATTAAAGGTGTTAAGCTCACCCCCGGTGGTAGGATTGCAGCCGGTTCAATGATGACAGACGGCCTCAAGAATATGCTCCTCGCAGGGACAACAAATCCTGTAATGAAAGAGTATATTAACGGGTTGCCCGTCGGCAGACCAATTCCCGCAGAACTGACCGTTGACATGCAGTCTGGCAATGTTATTAGTTCCGAAGCCGGAAAAGGCGCAAAGGGTATCACTACTCCAAAAGCAACTTCGTTTAAGAATACAACCGCGGGGTTAGAGCAAGCAGCCAAGTCCCTCAATCTAACGGTAGACGAGAAAGAACAAGCCCGTCAATTCTTGGCAGACAAGACCGTCGGTAGCCTTGAGTTTACGAGAAACTCCGATGGTAGTGTTTCGATTAAACCGGGTGAGCGACTTCAGAAATGGGCTGTTGGCGGCGGCGGTGGTGGAACTGGTGACGGAGGAGCTGGTATTAGTAACTGGGCTACGGGTAAAACCGATAAGAGTGCTGCTCGCCAAATAAAACAAGGATTCCTTGATAAGGTTACCCCAAAGAATTACCAAGCGAATATGGACCGCGTGTATAAGGAGTTACTGCGGTATTATAACGGGGATGAAGCTAAAGCCACTGAAGCTATGCAGACTCTTGAACGAAATGGAAACATGGGGCAGGCAGAGCGTCGTATGGCGTCGGCGGCGATTGCGGCGAAGCATTCTCTCCAGAACGTGTTTATCCCAACGATGGAGAAATGGGTTAAGTCTCGTAATTTTGCGTCTGATAGGCGCGCTCTTGCCGGGCTCGCGTCTTCCCAAGGAAGTATTGTTGATAAAGGTATGAACTGGTTACAGAACTGGGCTACCGAGCAACGGCTGTCACCAGAAGGTCGTGCGTATGCTGTCGCAGCGTTTGATGCAATTCGTCAAGTCAACCAAGCTATCACGACACGGGGCGGGGCGCAGAAATCCCTCGATTGGGAGCATCAATTCTTCTCGCCGTCATCGTCAGCGGACCAATTACGCGCTGTTGCCCGCATCGAACTAGATTCAGTTAAACAAGCTGAAGCGGCATATGGGCGGCGGTCGCTACCAGAACGCACGGCACCGGAAGAAAAACAAACATATAAGATTGGCGGGACGTGGAAAGCCCCCGGTACAAACACAATGAAAGTCGTTGGTATCGGCAAAGCCCCCGACGGGTCGCAACAAGCGCTTTTACTTGAGGACCCAAACACCGGCAAACGCTGGGTGAAAAACTTAACCACTGGCGGATTTAGCGCGCAATAGAGGAGTTTATACATGAGTGACTCGCAAATCAATTGGATAGGAGAGAGGCCTACATCGCGGACCCCAGAAATAAAAGCAGATGCTCCTACGTGGAAAAAACGACTTGGCGAAGCTGCGTATCAAGCTCTTCCGGCTCTTGGTATGGTAGGTGGTGGTGCAGCAGGTACGGCTATCGGCACCCCCGGTGGTCCGCTTGGGATGGCTGTTGGCGGAGCCACACTTGCCGGATATGGTACTTATGCCGGTGAGCAAGCCGCGAAAGGTATAAACGCACTTCTTGGAACGGGTATTACTCCAGAACAAGCCAATCGTGGTTGGGTTAAGCCAATGACAGAAGGCGCCATGATGGAGCTAGGCGGCCCGATTCTTGGTAAAGCTGGGTCGTGGGGAGTAAGTAAACTTCCTCGTATGGGTCGTCCTACAAGTCTCTCCCAACTTTTAGCCGGTGAAGCCCTAGAGAAATCTCGTGGGATGACACCTCTTGAGGAGTCAATTCTCTCCCCAGGACGGCGAGAGATGGAGAACGCGCTTTTAAGAACCCCAGAGGCGGGCCCCGTCCCACGGTCGGTTGTAACACTCAGTCCGCGCGATGTGGCTTTAGAAAGACTTAGTGTTCCGCGTGTAGGTGGTGTCCTCGAAGCCCAGAAAAAACAAGCTGCGGGAGCTATTTCCCGTCGGGTCGATGAAGCTATTCCGTCTGTTTCTAAAGGTGCGGAACGAGTTCGGCAGAACATCGAACGCTTCAATGCGGATGCAACAGCACAAGCGGAAGCCAAAGCCGCGGCTATGGATGCAGACCGGCAACGGATTGTAGCGCAGATTAATGAGCAACGACAAATTAACGCCGATAAACTCGCTCGCAAGCAACCGGCCCTTAGCCAACGTGAGTTACAGGCGGCGGAACAACAATACGCTGCTGAGTTTGAAGCCAAATATGGCGAGGCCTTATCTCCAGCGGAGTCTATCAAAACAAGTACGCAGCAAACCGGTGCGAACATTTACAACGAGGCCGCAAAAGCGGAAGAGGCCTCTAAAGCTCGTTTCTCGAGCCCAGAGACCGGTTATAATCAGCCGAAGTTTGTTGAGGCACCTCCGGCCCCGCCGGAAAATGAATTGACGAGTTTCGTTGCTAATAATAAACCCCCTGTTAATTTCAGCGCATATGCGGACCCCGAGTCTAAATTAGCGAAATTCTTTGGTGGGGCAGAGGGGGAAGCAGGGACTGGATTTGATATGTCCTTTGATTACAGAACCCTTAGAGATATTTCCGAAGCCGCAGGAAAAGCGCAACGCCGCGCGGCCCGCAATCCTGACGCAGGCAATGTCGCTCACTACTTTGGTAACTTGAAAGCCTCGGCCGAACGGACTATTGAAGGGATGCTTGAACCATCAGCGGCGGAAGAATATCGTGCACTTAATAAACTCTATGCGACCCAACATGTGCCAGCATTTAAGCAAGGAACCCTTGGCAATACTGTCTTATCCTATGGGAAGGAAGCAGGGAATCTCAAAACTGCCGAAGGCGATATACCGAAATTATTTAAAAATGCTGATAATATTGATGACTTGATGCGTGGGTTTGGTACTGCGGAAGCGGCGGCTCGCCCCGGAGTGGAAGCAATGGCCCCACTTTCCGAAATGGAAGTATTACAACTTGGGCGTGAAAAGACGGCTGATGTCTTGCGTCCTCTGTTTAATGATGAACTCGCTAGTGCGTACCGCGCAGGTGGCCGAAAGTCTGTTAATTCATGGGTGCGGAAAAACGAACCACTCTTGAAAAAACTCGGTATCTATGGCGATTACGCTCCGTGGCTCGAAAAGAATGCAAACATCGAGAAGCTGAAGCGGTTTTTGCCGACGGCTGATAAGGTCCCCTATGATGTACTGAAGGCATCTAAAGCGCAGGTCGTCGCTGATACACTGAAACTCGATGACCCGCTCAAAGCCTATAACTATCTTGCGAATGCGGATAACCCAAAACAAGCGGTTACGCAGTTACTATCTGTCTCAAAAGACCCACAATATAAACAAGCCCTTCAGGAGTTAATTCGTGATGGTCTGAAAGCGGATATGAAAGGGACTGGCATCAACATCTTTAACCCTGAGCTTGCGTCGAGCGCGACAAACGCTGCTAAGAGCCAACGACTCCGTGAGGTACTCCCGTATCTATATGACAAGAAACAACTACGGGCGCTGAAGGATTACCATATCATCATGTCTCGGCTTGAGGGTGGCGCGTCAACGGAAGGATTGAGAGCGCAACTTGGTAAGAATGCTGCGGCTAAACTCGAAGAAGCGGTTGCGGCAATTCCGATGGGTTACAAAGGATATTGGGCGAAACATGGTCTTTTGACAGCGATTGGATTTATTGAGAAAAAATATGAGCAGGCAGCTATTGAACTCCTTGACCGTGCTATCACGGACCCAAAAGCAGCAGACGCTCTTCTTAAGGCATATCGCGGCGAAACGAAATACCCACTGCAACGGATGCTTGAATCTATTAATGCAGAACAAAAATCAACAAGTGACCTCAGTAAAACATTACGCACGGTTGGTAAGGCGCTAACGGTTGAGAAACTCCAGAATAACCAAACTATAGACGAAACTGGTCGTACTGAGCAGAGTGTTGCCGACATTGCAAAGCAATATGGTGTATCGGAAGACGAGGCTCGCAAGATAGTACAAGACATCGCAGTACAACGAGGTCAGTAATGCCAAACGGATTCCAAGACTATTTACTCGGTTTACCTAAAGAGGAATTTGATTCCCTATACCAGAAGTTTACCGCGGCGAAACCAGAGCCATTCAGCGGCGCCCGTAAAAAGACATATGGGACTATGGGTATTGCTACACCTCAAGACGTTCAGTTTGCAGAACGAGCGAAAGAAGTAGCCCCTAATCTTCTTGAAAGCGCAGCGAACACCGTGGCTGCTTTCGCACCCGGCTCTGGAGAATATATTTCTGCTCGACAGTCTACTGAAGACGCCGCGAAGGCACGAGAAGCGATTAATAACGGGGATTACGCTAGTGCTGCCGCCCACGGTCTCGAGTCGGTTATAAATGCTGTAGGTTCAATACCAATTGCCCATCAAATAATGGCTTTGGGTAAAGGTGCTGTTGGCGTGGCGAAAGGCTTAATGGGTGCAGAGCATATTATACCTGCTATTACAACCTACCACGGCTCTCCGACTTCTGGCATTCGTAAGTGGGACTTGAACTTCCGTGGTACTGGTGAAGGTGGGTTGCCTATCGATTCACCTGCCAGAGAGTCTTTCACAGATATGATTGGTCACGGGCTGTATAGTGCCGAGAAGGAAGGTATCGCCAAAGGGTATCAGGAGAGGTTGGCGAAAAATAACCTAAAAGACTTGTCAGAGGCATTTTCACAATCTTTTCCGGGGGGAGAAGCAATTATTGATAGGATACACTACCCCAATGCCAAGTCTTTGAGCGAGGCAGTTGAAAAAGGATATGTAGACGCATCAAAATTACCATTTCCATTTAGAAACGCTTTAAGTAAAGGCTCCCTCTACACCACCGAACTTACACCGCATCCTGATGAGTACCTGCTGTGGGATAAGCCGCTGAGTGAGCAGAGCGAGAAGGTGCGGGAGGCGTTTAAAGTTGTTCCGTTAGATAGGTGGGAAGTTAGGCCTTATGATGGAAAATACGGCTTATTTAAAATCTATGATGCCAGATTAGGCAAAGATGTAGATTGGATAGACGGCACATATCACAATGCGGATGTGGCTCAAAAGATGGCAGATAAATTATCAGGAGAAATATCTGGTAAAGCACTTTATTTAAAAAAGAGTTATGAGTTAGGCTCCGACAAAGCCGCCTCCGAATACCTGAACTCCCTCGGCATCCGTGGCATTAAGTACCTAGATAGTTCCAGCAGAAACGTAGACTTTGATTTTAAAGTTACTGCCACGAAAAATGGTAAGGTAATAGGAGAGAAGTTCGCCAAAACCGAGGAAGAGGCTAATCGGATTGCCCAAAGTTACAAAGGCGGTATATCTGGTGTAACAACATCTATAGACCCCGCACATACATACAACTACGTCACATTTAACCCTGCCGAAGAAGCAATTATTACTCATGAGAACGGTCAACGTATCCCCGGTGCTGTAGAAGAAGCCTACCGCAAACTGCGTGACCCCAAGAGTAAAGCTATATTTGAGAAGAGATACCCAGAATTAAAAGGAGAATAATTATGCCAGCGAAATCCGAGAAACAAAAACGGTTTATGGGTGCGGTTATGGGTTGTAAAAAGACCGGCAAATGCTCTGCCGAAACAAAAGCAGCGGCGAAGTCGATGACGAAGAAACAGGTTAAAGACTACGTCTCAAAACCCGTCAAAAAGAAAAAGTAGCCGGTACTTGAAACTCCTACTAAAGTAAGGTATAGTAATCACATGAAACTTAAACCTGCGATATTCTATAAAGGTATGCTCTACGTTGGGGAGCAAGACGACCACCACAACAACATCATCGCTCGCTATGACCTGCCTTCTGACGATAAGTATCGTGGGTTCACAAGTGATGGTAAAAACTTCTTCTCGCGCAAAAAAGCGGAAGCGTGGATGGCGAAGCACGAACCAAAAGCCTACGCGAAACTTGAAGAAACACCGAATGGTCTCCACAGTGAAACCTATGCTGATGCGCATGGCATAGAGCAGAAACCCGACCCGACCCACGAAGAGCCAGACCAAGATATAGACCTGTCTGATAAAGTCGCAATGATTTATGACCGTGGTCTGTACCTCTATCTTGCGGAGCGTCTAGCGCAAGATTTCAAAAAAGTCTATTATTATTTGCCGCAGTCTCAACCATATCCAACGTCAGAGCTGTATAACATCGCCACCGGCATCAAGGGTGTTGAACGGTGTTTTGACTTCTGGGGTACGCTTGATGAGTGCGACATTATCATTTTCCCCGATACGTATGATGGTGCATTACAGGCCTTCCTGCGTGATAAAGGCTACCGAGTGTTTGGCTCAGGGCATGGGGAAAAAGTTGAAACCGACAAAGTGTTCTTTATGGAAACGCTTGAAAATGTCGGTCTGCCTTGCCCACGCACATACCTCGCCGAAGGACTGGATGATTTACTCCAGTACCTTGAAAAAGAAGGCGGTCCGAAGTGGCTGAAAGGAATGACGCGCGGGGACTTTGAAACTAAGAAGTTCGTGGATATGGAGCATATCCGTCCCTTCATTGATGACCTGAAACGCAAACTCGGCAAGCGGGTTGAGAAGTTAGAAGTGCTTGTCCAAGACCCAATCGACTCCGAAGTCGAAGCAGGCTATGATGGCTTTAACGTCAATGGCGAGTTCTCCGACAACTGTTTGTGCGGGTACGAAGTAAAAGACAAGGCGTTCGTGGCATCAGTTGTCGAAAAGCCAGCCCCACTTGTCAAACTGGTCAATGACGCATTCGCTCCGGCCTTCGAAGAACTTGGCTACCGTGGAGCGTACAGCACTGAGATTCGGATTACGAAAGACGGCACACCATACTATATTGACCCTACTACCCGTTTTGGGTCGCCCCCCGGTGAGCTGATGAGTCTTCTCTATGAAAACTATTCTGAAGTTATTTGGCAATGTGCTGAAGGTATACTCCCACTTCCAATACCGAAGAAGAAGTATGGAGCCCAGATGGTTCTGACGTCCGACTGGTATCGTGAAGGCCACGAAATGTATATTGAGTTCCCCAAGAAGTTTAAAGAGAACCTAAAGCTGTCCAACTACTATGAGGAGGATGGTAAGACATTCATAGTTCCGAACGACACCGAGGAGTTCTTTGGGTCTGTCGTCGCCATTGGCGATACAATCGACGAAGCGATTGATAAAGTAAATGAAGTGTTGAAGAGTATTGTCTGTGAAAAGTTTAAGTGGGATGAGAACGCTTTTGAAGAAGCAAGGGAAGTTATTGAGAACGGAAAGAAATTTGGCTTGGATTTTTAATAAGCATTATGATATTATAAAGGAAATTGGAGAACGCCCATGAGTGAACTTACCGCAGTAAGACGGAAACCAACCGCAGCCGAGATTGCCTCATCGAATCGTCGGTCAAAAGTGTTCGGAGAACAACGCCGTAAAACCTTGAATACACAGGGAGAACAGTTTCGCAAAGCCCTTGGTACGTCGGCAGGTCGGGTGAAAGACCCAATGCTTGCACAGCCGTCTTCCTTTAAGAAAGGCGGCAAAGTTGAAAAGACCGGCATGGCGAAAGTCCACAAGGGCGAAGTAGTGCTTACGAAGAAGCAGGCTAAAAAACCATCAATCAAAAAGGCGATGAAGAAGAAATAATGGAGACATTACCCGATATACGCATCAACATCACCAAGCATTTCCGGCAGAAGTATGATACCGCCGGGGACTACGAAGCACGAAACGGGATGTGGTACGTAACGATTTCAGAGCTACCAGACTGGAGACACTCATTTCTTGTTGCAATTCACGAGTTAGTCGAGATGGCCTGCACCAAACACAACGGGGTTGATTGGAAAGAAATTGATGCTTTCGATATAGAGGGTGGTGGGAAAGACCACCCAGACCCTGGTTCACTCGAAGACGCGCCATACCACAAAGAGCATATGGCCGCAGAACACATTGAGCGAAAAGTAGCAGAACTTCTCGGAGTAGAGTGGGAAACGTATAATCAGGCGCTAGACGCATTGGAGTATTAATATGTCAACTTACACCCTTATGCCAGTTCCTGTTATGCAGTTTCTGGACTTGAACGGAGACCCGCTCGCTGGCGGGCTTTTGTACACATACCAACCGGGAACGGTCGTCCCTAAAGCATCCTACACAGACTCGACTGGTAGTGTCCCAAACACCAACCCTGTTATTCTCGACGCCGCGGGTCGCGCCCCTGTTTGGCTTGACGGCTCATATCGGATGCGGTTGACCGATGCTGATGGAAACTCCCAGTGGGATGCTGATAACGTTGTGGCCGGTGACCAAGTACAATTTGCGACTCTGCAGAATAACATTGATAACCTCGCAACGTCTATCACGGCGAAAGCCCCGTTGTCTTCTCCGGCTCTGATTGGCGTACCAACCGCCCCGACACCGAACTCCGTAACCAGTACTACCCAGATTGCTACAACTGCTTTCGTTCATAACGTGATTGATGAAGGTATTACGAGTATTACCTATGTCGGGATGGTAGCTTTCTTTGCGATGCCTGCGGCTCCTTCTGGGTGGTTGCCGTGTGATGGTGGGGCATACAGCAGGACTTCCTATGCTAATCTATTCGCCCTCATCGGTACGACTTTCGGAAACGGTGATGGGACTTCGACGTTTAACGTCCCTGATATTCAGAACCGCTATGTAACCGGCTGGGATGCAGTCAAGACTTTCGGTACAACGGAGCAGTTAAGCACAACAGGGTCTGACGGCCCGACTAACATTATTCTCTACGCTTGTATTAAGGCATAAGGAGTAGGCGATGGCAGACCAGAGAATTACCTACCAAGAAAAAATGGTCGGGGCTAACCACCCGACACTCCCCGATACCCTGAACCGGATGACGCTGATTGAACATGCGACAGACGGGACACACAAATTTATTACGGACACGACTCAGTCTATGAGTACTTCCACCGGTGCGATTATTACTGCCGGTGGTCTTGGTGTTGCTAAAAACGCAAACATTGGTGGTGACTTAACGGTTACCGGCCACGCAACGCTTGAAGGTGTCACACCTACTGGTGCAACCGGCAGTGGCAAACTTGTTTTTGACACGATACCAACTATCGCTTCGCCGACGTTGTCGGGGCATGTTACCATCGAAGGCGTTACCACTACCGGTGCTACGGGTACAGGCAATGTGGTCTTCAGCACGTCACCAACCTTAACGTCACCTTCACTTGGGGTGGCGACCGGCACATCGTTTAACTCAATCACCGGTCTGTCAGCTACGACTCCATCAATGGACGGTTCGGCTTCTGTTGGTACTGCCACTACAACGGCTCGTGCTGACCACGTACACCCATCTGACACCGCCAAGGCAGATAAGTCTGGTAACCTGTCCCAGTTTGCTGCTACAACGTCTGCCCAGTTAGCGGGGGTTATCTCGGACGAAACCGGTTCGGGCGCACTTGTGTTCGCAAACACTCCAACGCTTGTCGCTCCTGTCCTTGGGACACCGAACAGCGGTACACTGACTAACTGTACAGGACTGCCGGTTTCTACTGGTGTGTCTGGCCTAGGGACTAATGTTGGTGCGTTCCTTGGGACCCCGACTTCTGCTAACTTAGCCGCTGCGATTACTGACGAGACCGGTACAGGCGCTTTGGTCTT